ATGACACCGACAAAGGCATTCCAGCATGGCGTGTTAATTTAACGTATCAAAAAAATTACAGCGTGCAAGATTTTGATTTAGCTGGTGCAGTTACCGCAGCGCGTAGAAGTGTTTTGTCTTTGCCTGCATTAACAAAATCAGCAGAAGATACAGCCATAAAAACACAATATGCACTTGCGCCCACAATCGAAAAAGAATCGTTACTGGTTGATGCTACAGCAGCTCAAACTGAAGCAACCAGATTGCTTAATTTGTACAAAACAAGCCGCGATTTGTACACAGTAACCATTGCGCTTGATTTAACAAGCACGTTGCCTGATTTAAATAATATTGTAAACATAACAATGAATCGTTTTGGTTTAAATTCTGGTAAACTATTTAAAATTATTGGTATTGAATCAGATTATTCAAAAAACCGCGCAACGCTAACGCTCTGGGGATAGCATGGCAAATACTATTATCAGTTATCAAAATAGAATTGACGCGGCAACGTTTGGCGCATACGGGTCATGGTCAGCTACGTTACCGCTCGACAACATCAAAACACGTCAATTATCTAAAGTAGCAAGATCAACAAATAATGCTAATGCAAGCACACGGTTACGATTTTCAACAGACATTGCGAGAATTATCTCAACCGTTGGCATCATTGCTCATAATTTAACATCGTCGGCAAAATGGCGTTATCGTGTTTATTCAGATAGCGGATACACAACACTCGTTTATGACAGCGGTCAAATAGACGTATGGCCGCAATCTCCTTACGGAACTTATGAATGGGAAGATGTGCATTTTTGGGATTTGACACCAACAGACGAAGAAATTAATTTTTACACAAAAACATTGATTTTATCTATTCCTGTTGTTGTTTCTGAGCAATATTATCAAATTGAATTTTTTGAGTCTGTATCAACTTACGTTGAGTTTGGGCGTATTTTTATCGGCACTAAATATCAACCAGTTTTAAATATGAACTTAGGCGCGTCAATTGGTTATGAATCATCCACCGTTGTGGATACAGCCATGAGTGGTGCAGAATTTTTTGATAGACGTGAAAGTTATCGAGTTGCACAGTTTACGCTTGACCATTTAACCTATGCCGAATCGATTTTAAATAATGACATTATGAAAATCAGTGGAACAGACGCTGAGATTTTATATATTTGGGACGATGCAGACGCGCTAAATTTACAAAGACGGGCATTTTTAGGGCGTTTACGCGCATTGTCGCCAATATCTCAACCGTATAACACGCGGTATCAAACAACGTATGAAATCAAGGAATTATTATGAGTAGTGTAACTTTTAGTACAACCGTAGGTGGCGATGGGTCAACAGTAACAGATGATGATGATGCAACAACTGGGTTAAGAAATGGCGGTTGGCGAACACGGTTTGTACCTGCATTGACACAAGAAGTTGCTGTTGCTGCAAACGCTGTAGCCAGTGCAACAGCGGCATTATCTTCAAAAAACGCAGCAGCAACATCTGCATCTAACGCAGCAACATCAGCTTCTAACGCATCTACCTCAGCTACTAATGCTGCGAGTAGTGCAACAGCGGCTGCTGCTAGTTATGATTCATTTGATGATCGATATTTAGGCGCAAAAACATCTGATCCAACAGTTGATAATGATGGTAACGCTTTGCTAACTGGCGCGCTATATTGGAACAGCGCAACGGGCGTATTTAAAGTCTGGTCTGGTAGCGCGTGGGTCACTAATATCACATCAAATCAGTTTGGTACAAACGTCGCCACATTCCTTCAAACACCTACCTCTGCAAACCTCGCTGCCGCATTAACAAATGAAACAGGAAGTGGCGCAGTGGTATTTGCATCAAACCCAACCTTCCCTGCGCAAATTAGCCTTACTGCAAACAGTGGCTATAATATTTATGCTTCGGGAACGGCTGATAACTACTTGGCTGGGAGTTTGGGGATTGGAAACGGGGCAAACCCATATGACAAAGTGCTTATTGGGGGAACATTACCTTCTAGCTCAGCCGTTAGCCGCGCATTAGAAGTTGCAGTGACTTGTCCCAGCGCGTCAACAGGAGAACTCTCTGGTTTTTTAACTCAGCTAACTACTCAAGCCACTAGTTTTAATTGCACTAACATGAGACATTTTGTAGCGGTGCAAAACACACTTGGGGCAGGCTCAACTGTTTCAAACCAATATGGTGTTCAAATTGATAGTTCTTTAACAGGTGCAACAAACAACTGGGGTTTCTATGGTGGTATAGCTGCTGGTACAGGCAGATATAATCTCTATATGGCAGGGTCGGCAAATAACTACTTGGCTGGGAGTTTGGGGATTGGCACAGTTTCACCCGACGCATCCGCTATCCTTGACGCACAGTCAACAACAAAAGGCGTGAGAATGCCTAACATGACAACCACGCAGAAAAACGCCATTGCGTCACCTGCTGCTGGTTTAATGGTTTTTGATACCACATTAGCTAAACTCTGCGTGTACTCTGGTGCGGCATGGCAAACAATCACTTCAATTTAAGGAAATACTCATGACAACAACATACACATACGAACCAACTAACTTGCAACGCGATCAAAACGGTATTGTGAATCAAGTGCAATTTACTATCACAGCATCAAACGGCACAGACAGCGTAACGGTTAACTCTATTACGGGGTTTCCTGCACCTAAAGGCACAGCTATTGATTATGACGATTTAACTAAAGAGCAGGTTGTCGGCTGGATTAAAAATCTAGTGGGTACACAGTCTGAAGCGTTAGCAGATTCGGAATTAGCGGCTCATATTGAAAACAAACAAATCGTACTATCTACCGGCACACCTTGGAGCAACTAATATGATTACTTGGAATTTATCTGAAGAATCAGCAAATGCGATACTAAGTATGTTAGGTCAACTTCCAACTTCGTCGGGCGCATATCCCCTGCTTGTTGATTTAAAACAGCAAACTGATAGTCAAACTGAAGAAAAAAAAGAGGATTAGTTATGCCTGACGAAGCCTGCCGCCTTGCTAAAGTAGAGCAACGAATTGAAAACCTCGAAGAAATATTTGAAGATCGGGGTAAAAAACTCGACGCCATAATTGCCACCCTTGAAGAAATGAAGAACGAGCAAACACGTTATAAAGGTTTCATTGGCGGTATCGTTTTTACCATTGGAGCATTATTTTCGTTTATCGCTTGGTGGACGAGTAAGTAATGGAATTCCTACAGTTCGCAACCGACGTAGGTTTTCCTATAGCCGCTGCCTGTGTCGGTATGTACTTTGTTTTTTTAACCATTAAGTTTTTGCTTGATAGCGTACTTGAAAAGATTAAAAGCCTTATCGGTATCATCAAGCAACTTGATAGGCGTGTTACCGCTATGTCAGAGGATATTGTAAAAATAGACGTGCTAATGACAGAAACGCTTGATATGCCAATTGAAAAAGAAAAAGTGGCAAGGTTCAATAACCCGCAAGAAAAGAGAATTGACTAATGGATGTTGACGCATTAGCTAAGTATATCAACCAATATGGATTCCCCATTATTGCATCGGGGAGCATGGGTTACATTGTCTATTTCGTTTGGCTTTGGGCAACATCGATTGTTAAGCCAATCCTTAGCGAAACAACAGACGCGCTGATTGAATTAATCGACCAAATACGCCTGCTCGATAATGATATGATTCGCTTAACACAAAAATTAATTACGGTACTTTCTATGAGGGCAAAAAAATGAGCGATTTTGATAAAGCATTTGAAATTATTTTAGGAAGTGAAGGTGATTATGTTAATGATCCCCGCGATAGTGGTGGTGAAACTAAGTTTGGCATTGCTAAAAAGTTTTATCCTAACGTGGATATTAAAAATCTCACTATTGCACAGGCTAAAGAAATTTACTTAAAAGACTATTGGATTAAAGCTGGTTGCGATGCACTGCCTTATCCATTTGCACTTTGCCTATTTGATAGTGCAGTAAATCAAGGTGTCGGAACGGCTATTAAATTAGCGCAAAAAGCCTGTAACTTAGAAGCCGATGGTATTATTGGCAAAGGAAGTCGCGCTGCATTTACTAAATCCGGCAATGAAGAATTATCTTTATTTTTGACTTACCGCGCATTGCGCTACACTGAAACAAAAGGATTTGATGTTTACGGTAAAGGGTGGATAAAACGCCTATTTCATGTAGCATTAGAAGTTTAATAAAAAAGCCGCTTATTCAGCGGCTTTATTTTTAATCATCCATTTTTGATAGGCTTGCTCAGGTGTTGAACCAGTGCAAACTATGGTTGTTTGTGTATAGCATAACCATAAATTGCCTAGTTTTTTTAAACGTGGTTTCATTGACTTCGTTCACTTATAAACACGGGTTGCATGGGGTTATCCGCAAACCATTTTAATTTTATCAAATAATCGCGCATGGCTTGATAACGCAAGCCGCCTGATGGTTTACCACTTTTAAATTCATACATTACACGCCCTCTTTTTCTTTTAACTTATCAAAATACCACTGCGCCTTTTTTAAATCCTCAGCACCGTTTTT